ATCGACTCCTCCGGCAACGTAGGTATTGGGACGACTTCGCCAAACCAAAAACTTGAAATTAGTAATTCTGTTTCTGGTTTTGTTGGTGAACGCATTAACAACATATCCGCCGCGAATGGCGCGGGTGTTGAAATGGGATTAGAATTATATAACGCGTCTAATTACCAATTCAGATTATCTGCGTTTCGCGATACAAATGAAACAAGATTAAATGTTCCCATTAGCGGCCCTCTGACGTTCTATACGAATAACACAGAACGTATGCGTATCGACTCCTCCGGCAACGTAGGTATTGGGACGAGTAGTCCTTTTACTTCATATTACCAACTTACAGTAAATGGAGCTGGCGGAGGAATTGCGCTTAAAGGCGGTGCGTCTGATATTAACCGCATAGGTTTTACCGTTGATGGTACCGATGCAAATACCGGACTTATACGCTACGATCATTCAAATAATTCAATGCAGTTTTGGACTGCAAACGGAACAAATAACGCAGAACGCGCCCGCATCGACTCCTCCGGCAATCTGCTGGTGGGGACGACGACATCGCCATCTGGCAGCGGCAACCTTGTTGTTCCACAAGTATACACAGGTACATCAGCAACAGCCGCCAACGTATATGTAGACAGCACGGGTAAATTTTTCCGCTCTACGGCAACAGGCGGCGGCCTTGGTAGTGGGCAAACTTGGCAGTTGGTAACACGGACAAGTGGAACCCAATATACCAATAGTACGGGGAACCCAATTGCCGTTCAAATGAACTTAACGGGCGGTGGGGGCATAAGTGGGTCTATTACTGTTGGTGCGACAACCCCAGTTTCATTATCCAACGGCGGTGGCGGTCAAAACCAATATGGATTTACAATTGTTCCAACTGGTTCAACATACACGTTAAGTTATAGCGCCCCAACTGCTACAGTTTATGAATTGAGGTAATTCAATGGCATATTATAAAACACCAAAAGGAACCTTGTCCTTTGTTGACGTTGATCAAACCTTTGAACAATTGGTTGAACTTGGTACTATGGACCCAGAAAGCATTTTAATTTCTGATGAAGATGCTCAAGTCATTATTGATGCTCACATGGCATCGGTTGCGGCGGCAAATTTATCTTCACCAACGCTTGCTGAACTTCAAGCGCAATTGGCTACATTAACCGCACAAATACAAGCATTGGCGGGACAAAATGTCTGATTACCAAACCCTCATAGACATAGTTGGCGGCGCGATCCTGACGGTGGCGGGATGGTTCCTGCGTGAACTATGGGGCGCGGTCAAAGAACTGCAACGTGATTTAAATAAACTGGAAGCCAATATGCCAAAGGAATATGTCCTCAAGGTGGATTTGGACCAGAGAATGAAGCACATTGAGGATATGTTCCAACGTATCTACGACAAACTTGACAATAAGGCGGACAAGCCATGAGTACGACACCAAACCTTGCCCTGAACGAACCAGCGTATAATAGCACGTCGCCAACGTGGGATCAGCCGCTTAACTATAATGCAACCATCCTTGATCAGATGTACGGCAATACTACATCTGTATCCGTAAATACGGGTGGGTCTACCACTTACACCAATATTGCGGCACCAAGCGCAACTGCAGCGGGTTCAACGTCACAAGCCATGCGGTTTAACCTTACAGGTGCATTAGCCGCTAACCAGACCGTTCTTTTACCACAAAGTGTAGCGGGTATGTGGGTTGTTACTAATAGCACATCTGGCGCATTTACTATCACGTTTGGCTCCAATAACGGCAGCAATGCAGCAGCTGGAACTACGGTTTCTTGCCCACAGGGATATAGCATCCTTGTCTATTGCGATGGCACAAACGTCAAAAAAGCGGATGATGGATTAATTTCGTCAGTTTTAGCGGTTTCAAGCGGTGGTACGGGCGCTTCAACGCTTACGGCCAATAATGTCATTCTTGGTAACGGAACCAGTGCAGTTCAATTTGTGGACCCCGGCACAAGCGGTAACGTGCTTACATCTAACGGGACTACATGGATATCTTCATCCTTGGCATCCGGTGGAACATTAATTCGCGCCCCGCAAGTTTTAACAAGCACAGGCGGCGGAACTTACACAACTCCGGCTGGTTGTAATCATATTCTTATTGAAATGATTGGCGCTGGCGGGGCTGGCGGTGGAACCACAGGAAATTATGGTGGTCTTACATATGGTGGCGGTGGCGGCGGCTCTGTGTTTGCCACTAAATACGCAACTGTTGCAGCATCCACTGGCTATACTTACGCCATAGGTGCAGGGGGGATTGGTGGAACAGGCGCTGGTGGGGCAGGTGGCACAACCTCCATAACAATTAGTGGAACAACATATTCTATTTCAGGTGGCACTGGCGGTGGTTACGGAAGTGGCGGGGCTGGGACTGCCGGAACAACTGGTTCTGCGTCTAATATGGATTATACGATTTCCCCAGTAAACCCAGTAAATGCTTATATTGGTGGATCAGTAGACACTCCTTATAGTATTAATATTGGCGGGTGGGTAAATAGAAGCACAGGCCAAATTACAAGTGGGGCATATGGTTACGGATGGGGCGCTGGCGGCGGCGGTGCATACAACAACGCATATACAGGCGCTGGGGCATTGAGTGGCGGTAATGGTTACCAAGGTATGATCCGCATTTGGGAATACACCTAATGCAATATACGTGGGAATTTCCCCAATTCATTGTAAACCCATCCTCTGATGGCCTGACCAATGTGGTTACAGCCATTAACTGGGTATGCACGGGTACGGATGGAACACACACAGCATCAACATCCGGCACTGCCAATTTAGGTTCGCCAAATCCCGCAGAATTTGTCCCATATGCAAATATTACGCAACAAATGGCCTATGCATGGGTATCAGGTTGCATTAGTATGCCCGGCGTTGAGGCACAAATTGCTTCACAAATTAACCTACTAGGTGAAACAACGTCACAAACCCAACAACCACCTTTTTAAGAGGATATAATGGATAATCTTGAACTTGACCTTAAACTTACCGTTGCTCACGTTAACACTGTGCTTAAGCATCTTGGTGCTGGCGTCTATGCTGAAGTTGCTGATCTTATTAATCTCCTACATGGTCAGGCAAAGCCTCAAGTTGAAGCTGCCGCCGTTGCGCCTGTTGCGGCGGAACCAGCACCGGAAAACCCACCTGCTGAATAATATGGACTAAGTATGGACCCGTTTACCCTCATCGCTGGCGCGACTGCAATCTATAATAGCATCAAGTCCGCCGTCGATGCAGGGCAGGACGTAATGGAAACTGCAGAAAAAGTGGGCAATCTTTTCAGTAAGGTTGCCCAAATTGTTACTATTGCGTCTACACCACGCAAAAAGAAATTATTCCAAAGCCAAGCTGAGTTTGAGGCTGAAGCGGTTAAGATTTATGCCGCCAAAGCCAAGGCTCAGCAAATGCAGTTGGACGTTAAAAATATGTTTGTGGGGCAGTATGGCCCTGCCGCATGGGAAGGTATTCAACGGTCAGTCATTGAGATGCGGAAGGAAGCTGCCCGTCAAGCTGCGGCTGCCTTGAAGGAACAGGAAGAAAACCGCAAGGATTTGATTATGGTTAGCAGTATTGTGGGTTTTCTGGTATTAGGCATTGGTGCAATTGGCTTATATCTTATGTTGACGGTGAAATAACATGGACATTATAGAATCTGGGAAACCTGTTTCAGCTAAAGGCCAGAAAGGATTTTCCGCACGGCATGGCATGACAAATACCAGAATCCATAAAATTTGGGCTGGTATGATTGAACGCGGACTTCCAAATTACAAAGATTCACATCGTTATTATGATCGCGGCATTAGAGTTTGTGATAGGTGGAAAATTTTTGAGAATTTTTATGAAGATATGGGGGAGCCACCAATTGGAATGTCCATTGATCGTATTGATGTAAATGGAAATTATAGCCCAGAAAATTGCCGTTGGGCTTCTCCTAAAACACAACAAAACAACAAAACAAATACACGTTATTTAAATGTAAACGGTGAAAAAATTCCTTTAATGGAATTTGCAAATAAATTGGGTATTAAGAAATCAGCCGCTCAATATGCCTATTCGTTCATTAAAAAAATGAATGATTTAGGCTTGAACGTCTCTGTATGGGAGAATTAATATGGATTTAATGAAAAATTTTGGTCCTTTAATTTCATCCGTTGCGCCAACATTAGCGACGGCATTGCTTGGTCCTGTAGGGGGTATGGCAGTTAAAGCCATTTCCAGTGCTTTATTTGGGCATCAAGATGGAACAGAGGACGACATTATGTCGGCTTTGGCTAATCCAAATGGCGACCAATTAGCCGCTCTCAAAAAGATTGACGCAGATTTTAAGGTTCAAATGAAATCTTTGGACATTGATCTGGAGCGGATTTCTGAACAGGACCGTGATTCAGCCCGTCAAATGCAGATTGCAACGCGGGATTGGATTCCTCGTGTTTTGGCTGTTGGTGTGACAATCGGGTTCTTTGGCATCATTGCCTACATTTTACATTTTGGCCTTCCAGCTACGGGTGGTGAAGCACTTCTTATGCTTATTGGGACGCTTGGAACTGCTTGGACTGGCGTTATGGGATTTTATTTTGGCTCTTCTGCTGGTTCGAAACAAAAGACTGATGCGCTTACGGCTTCTTTGGGGAACAAACAGTGAACGGTAATTTTGAACAATGTTTAGCCCTCGTTCTTAAATCTGAAGGTGGGTATACGGATAATCCCAAAGACCCCGGCGGTCGTACAAATCTTGGCGTAACGCAAAAAGTTTGGGAATCTTGGGTGAAGCGAGATGTTACTGAAGCTGAAATGAGGGCTTTAGGGCCGCAGGACGTGGCTTCTTTGTATAAGGCTAATTATTGGGATAAGATCAGTGGCGACTCACTTCCTCTTGGCATTGACTATGCCACTTTTGATATGGCTGTTAATAGTGGGGTAGGCCGTGCGGCGAAAACCCTTCAGCAGGTACTTGGTGTTGGTGCGGACGGACAAATCGGCCAAGCCACAATTAGTGCTTGTGAAGCGGCTAACGCTCGTGAAGTTGCTACGGGAGTCTGTGAAGCAAGACTAGCCTTTTTGCAAAGTTTGCCCACGTATGGTACGTTTGGCAAAGGTTGGTCAAATAGAGTTGCGGCGGTGGAAAAGGCTGCCTTTGACATGGCATCGTAGGATTAAGTTATGGCCTTAACATACTCAAGTTACGTGCAGCAAATTAGCACAATGGCCGTCATTCCGTCCAATGATACCAATTTCACGATCATTTTGCCCCAAATGATCAGCTACGCAGAATTGCGTATGCAGCGTGATTTAGACTTTCTTTCTACTCAAATTAGCACGACAGCTTATTCATTTACCCAAAATAACAATACGTTAACTTTACCTACGTCGCAGTTTATTGTACCGCAGACGTTTGAAGTAGTTAATTCCGGTGTTTCTTCACCGCTATTGCCAGTTACTAAAGAATTTATACAGAATGTTTACGGATCAGGTTCTACGACAGGCGTACCTCAGTATTTTGCTGTTTATGGGGGCGATACTGCTACTACAGGTAATACTAGCCAATATATGATTGTGGGGCCAACGCCTGACAGTAACTACGGTACTATTATAACTGGCACTGTCCGTTCTGCGCCGCTTTCTGCCACAAACACGACAACTTACATTTCAACGTACCTGCCAGATATGTTTATCATGGCAAGTATGATTTACATCTCCGCTTTCCAACGTAACTTTGGGCGCATTAACGACGACCCACAAATGGCCCAGACCTACGAAAGCCAATATCAGGCTTTGAAAGCCAGTGCGTTGGTTGAGGAGAATCGCAAAAAATATGAGGCTGCTGCTTGGTCGTCTTACTCACCTGCCCCCGCCGCTTCGCCAACTAGGGGTTAATCATGCCCTTTGGTACGATCAAACTCAAACCCGGTGTCGATACGAACGTCACCCCAACCTTAAATGAAGCAGCGTATTCTTCTTCGCAATTGATTCGCTTTTTGCCAGAGCGGAACGGATTTGGATTGGCCCAAAAGCTTGGCGGCTGGGTGGCGTATTATAATTCAGCTATTGGTTCCGCGATTCGCGCACTTAAGGGTTGGGCTGATCTTAATGCCATCAACCATCTTGGGATTGGTGCTGAATCGTCTCTTAATGTTTTGACTGGCAATAACCTTGTTAACATTACACCACAAACAAGCATAACCAACACGGCTCCAGTATTCTCAACCACATCTGGTTCAAAAGTTGTTAACGTAACGGATTCCAACATTACTGCATCCGTTCTGGATTACGTTGATTATATAACGCCCGTATCTGTTGGCGGGATTGTTTTATCGGGGCCGTATCAATTATTGACCGCCTCTGGGACAACGTATTCTATTACGGCGGCAAGTACTGCAACCTCAACAGCCAACACGTCAACCAACACAACGGCTGGGTCATTTGTGGTAGGGGATACCTATCAAATTGTAACTGTTGGCACAACTGACTACACCTTAATTGGCGCGTCAGCCAATACGGTTGGTGTGATATTCAATGCTACAGGTGTTGGCTCTGGCACGGGTACGGCTAAATTAGTTGGCGTCCCTGCCTTTCAAACCACAAATGGGCAGTCTACGGTTACATGTTACCTTGATAACCACGGGTATTCCGTAGGTTCTACGTTTTATGTTGGTGTATCTACAACCGTTGGGGGTATTGCACTTTTTGGTTTGTACACCATTTTAACAGTTCCAAGCGCAAGTTCATTTACTTTTGCAGCCGCAAATACGGCAACATCTTCCGCTGGACCAACTGCAATAAATAGCGGCAATGTGCAATCCAATTTTTACATTGCCATCGGCCCCCAACCCACGGGTACTGGGTTTGGCGTTGGCGGATTTGGTACGGGCGGGTTTGGTGTTGGGTCAACTCAACCGTCTGTTCCCGGCACAGCAATCACTGCGACAGATTGGACCTTAGATAACTTTGGTTCGTATCTAGTTGCATGTCCTGCAGGTGGCGCAATCTATTACTACGATCCTAACGGGCAGTTGCAAAATGCTCAGATTGTGGGTGGCAGTGGCCCGCTCGTTAATTCTGGCATTTTTGTCGCCATGCCTCAACGACAGATTGTAGCTTACGGTTCTTCGTTTAACCTACAGGCAGACCCTATGCTTGTCAGGTGGTGTGACGTTGGCGATTTTACCAATTGGATAGCTTCGTCAACCAACCAAGCTGGTTCATATCGCATCCCTACAGGTTCTAAGATTGTGGCGGGTATTCAAGGGCCGCAACAGGGATTGCTTTGGACTGACTTAGACCTTTGGGCCATGCAATATGTTGGAACGCCGTTTGTTTACAGCTTCAATAAGATTGGTTCTAATTGCGGAGCGGTATCACGACATTGCGTTGGTCAGCTAAATGGCGCTGTGTACTGGATGTCCCAAAGGCAGTTTTTCATGAGCATGGGTTCAGGCCCACAGCCAATACCATGCCCAATCTTTGACGTGATTTTTCAAAACATTAACCAAAATTATTTGAGCAAAGTAGCTTGTGGCGTTAACAGCCAATTTAACGAGATTACGTGGTATTATCCATCTTCCTCGTCCACTGAAAACGATAGCTACGTTAAGTATAACGTGCAAACTCAACAGTGGGATTTTGGCACACTAGGCAGAACTGCGTGGATTGACCAATCCGTCCTTGGCCCACCAATTGGCGCGGGTAGCGACACATATATTTATCAGCATGAAAAGGGCAATGATGCCGCCAGTGGAACAACAACCACGGCCATGTTGTCGTCATTCCAGACAGGTTATTTCCAATTGGCTGAAGGCGAAAACTTGGTTTTTGTGGATCAAATTTGGCCGGACATGAAGTGGGGTACGTACAGCGGCAACCAAAATGCTACTGTTTACTTAACCATCTACTATACCAACTACGCCACTGACACAGCCACCTCGCCGTCAACCAGTTACTATTCTGGCTCACCGTCTAACACGGTCAGTTCAGTAACATTCCCCATGACGCAATCCACGGAATACATTTCGTGCCGGATTAGGGCGCGTTTCATGGCATTTTCACTATCATCGCAAGACGTTGGTACATTCTGGCGTTTGGGGGGGGTTAAGTATCGTTTTCAGGTAGACGGCAAATTTTAATAGGAGGCTACCATCGCATCTTTAGACGACATCCTTTCCACGCAGAAAAACGGCGTTATTGGCATTAACTCTTATGTTACCGCCATAAATACCCATGCTGGTTTTTATAACAGCAAGGAAGTTTCCACTGCTTCAGTGATTAAATCGTCGTCAGGCTGGTTGGCTACGGTAAGCGTTATTGTGGCAGGTTCCACGCAGGGTTACCTTTATGACGCGACATCTGCCGCATCAGGTAGCCGCATTTATGCCGTTCCTAACACGCTTGGCGTTTATCAAATCCAAGTTCCATTTGCGACGGGGCTGTATTTTTCGCCCGGCACAGGTTCCATTATTGCAGTAGGATATTCGTGATGCCACTCAAGCACGGTTCATCTCAAGCTACTATCAGCAAGAACATAAGCGAAATGTCCCGTGCGGGTCATCCGCATGACCAAGCTGTGGCGGCTGCATTGAATATTGCCCGTTCAGGAAAAGCACATGGAGGAAATTCGCATGGAAATAGGAATAATATTATCCATATTGGTCCTATCCATAGCCCCGTGGCTGGTCGCACAGATCATCTTCCTATGCATGTACCCGCCGGAGCCTATGTCATTCCTGCTGAAGAAGTGGCTTATATCGGCGAAGGAAACACTCTCGCTGGCTTCAAAGCGATTGATGCGTGGGTAGAGAAATACCATGACCCCCATTTTACAAATGTTGGCGAGCCTGTGCCTATTGTTGCTGCTGGCGGAGAGTACGTTGTTCGCCCGTCAGCGGTAGCGGGTCTTGGCGATGGCGACCTTGCCAAGGGCCACCGCATCCTTGACCAATATGTTATGAAATTACGCAAGAAGCATATCAAGACCCTCCAAAAACTTCCCGGCCCCAAAAAGGATTAACATGGACTCAGGATTTAAAAAACAACGCATCCGTCTTTCCAAAAGCGCCCGCAAGCGCATGCCAAAGTACGAGCGCGTCACAACAGAGCCACTTGTCAGGACGGCACAGCCAGACGACGAGGAAGGCATTATGGTTTTAGCGCGATTGATTCACAAAGAGATTGGCATGTTCAATCTCAACGAAGACAAAGTGCGCAACATGATACGTCCGCTTCTTTACAAACACCTTGGTATTATTGGGGTTGTAGGTAAAAAAGACGAATTAGAGGCAATGATTCTGCTTCGCGTAGCCACAAACTGGTATTCAGACACGCCTTTCCTTGAAGAAATGTCTGTATTTGTGCGGCCAGAATACAGAAATGCAACTATTTCCCGCGTCCATAAAATGATAGAATTTGCCAAGAAGGCGGCTGATGGTTTGGACTTGCCTCTAATGATTGGGGTTTTGTCAAATCAAAGAACAAATGCTAAAGTAGAGTTGTATGAAAAACACTTTGGCATGCCCGCTGGTGCTTTCTTCATTTACGGGGCAAAGACCGGACAGCCTGAAGAGGCTGAATTGACTGCTTAAGGAGACGACCAGTGTGTGGTTCTAAGGGTACATCAACATCCACTTCTACCTACTCGCCTCCACCGCAGGTTCAGGCTAACTATGACTTTTTAGCCAATCAGGCAAAGTCTGTGGCGGCGACACCTTTCCAGCAGTATCAAGGTGAAATGGTTGCGGGCCTTACCCCCACACAGGAAGCAGGCATCCAAAATGTCAATGCCTCCGCAGGATTAGCACAGCCATATTACGGCGCAGGCGCAGGTTACGTGCAGCAAGCCGCCACACCATTTGGGCAGCAACAGCTTAATCAGTATATGTCGCCATATATTAATGACGTTGTATCCCAGACAATGGCTAACTTGGGCGAAACCAATGCCCAACAACAGCAACAATTGTTGGGCAATGCAATTAGTCAGGGTGCCTTTGGTGGCGACCGTGCGGGAATTGCACAGGCGGAATTGGCTCGTCAGCAAAACCTTGCGACCGGACAGACATTAGCTAACGTCTTGCAAGGCGGTTACGGCCAAGCATTAGGACAGTTTAACGCAGACCAGACCCGTGCTTTGCAAGCAGGTTCCACATTGGGTCAATTGGGTACAGGCGCACAGGCTGCGGGCTTGCAGGGTGCGCAGGCACAGCTTGGCGCGGGTGCGCAACAGCAGGCAGTGCAGCAGGCACAGGACGTTGCGAATCAGCAGCAGTTCCAAGCTGCTCAAGCTTATCCATTTCAGACAACGCAATTCCTTGGAAATATGTTGCTTGGCATCGGTGGCCAATCTGGAGGAACGGCACTTACGTCTACGCCGGGACCAAATATTGGGTCGCAGATTCTTGGCGGTCTTACCACATTGGCTTCTATTCCTTGGGGTTCTGATGAGCGTCTCAAGGAAAACATGGAGCCTGTTGGCGAGACGTATGACGGGCAAAAGATTTACAAGTTTAACTATAAGAATGATGGCCACACCATGCTTGGCCTCAGTGCGCAGGAAGTTGAAAAACACCACCCTGATGCAGTCCACAAGGACGGAGAGGGCATGCGCATGGTTGACTACGAAAAGGCAGTTAACCACGCCGCTCAACGGGGCCACTTTGCGCATGGTGGAATTCCCGATTGGATGGGCGGCGCAGTTGGCGCGGATGGTCTTGGCCGTGCGCATTACGCCACTGACGGTGCAATCCCATACTCAGATCAACCTTCAGGCGGCTCAACAAAGCCATTAACTTTGGCTGACGTAATGCGCGTTTCTCAAGGTCTTCTTGCGGACAAGCCCGGCGGTAAAACAAATATTCCACAAGCACCAAAACCCCAAGAGGACGGTGGCTTGATGGATGTGGCTAAACAATTGGCTAATGCCACGCCAGAGCAACGTGCCAACATGAAATCAAATGTTGCAGCAATTCGCAGCAATCTTGGCCTTGGGACGGTTGCCCCTGCGGATGTAATTCCATCAACTAATTATCCTGATCAATATGCTATGTCTGGCATGATGGGACGTTTTGCTTCTGGGGGCGTAGTTGGCCGTCATGGATATGCAAGCGACGGCGCAGTTCAAGACGCGCAAGCAAACCAACAACCGCAATCTCTGTTTGAACGTGTGTCAGGCCAACCTTTGTCAGATAACGCCCGCATGGGCCTCCTAGCCGCCGGATTAGGCATGCTTAGCAGCAAGTCGCCATTCTTTGGTGTTGGCGTTGGCGAAGGCGCCACGGCAGGCCTTGGCACGTACTATAATGCGCTTGCAAACCAACGCGCCTATGAAAATCAACTTGCCCAAAAGGCATTGGAAGAACGTAAAGTACAGGTCGAAGAAAAAGGTTTGGGTTATAGAGGCATCGAGGCAAATATTGCGTTGCAAAATGCAGATCAAACCTTGCTTGCTAATTTAATGCAACGCGCTCAAGCTTATTTAACTGTTCCGGGCGGGAAAGTCCCTCCCGATTTACAGTCACAAATTGACGCCATCAATACGCGAATGTTTAATCGTTCCGGTGGCGTTGGTGCTGCAAGCACATCCGCACCCATATCTGGCGGTTTAGTTTCTCCCCCAACCAATGCGGTGTTGCGGCAAGCCCCTGCCCCAGCCGCTACCGTCCCCGCGGTATCACCGGATCAAAGTGCCGTTGCTGGCGCACCAGCTACAGTAAAAGCTGAACCTGCTCCTGCGGCGCCCGCTGTTTCTACGACGGCAACAACCAAAGAACAACCTCAACCATCTTCTACCACTGCGCCACAACCTCAGCCAGATCAACAGAAACCAAAATCTAAGTGGGGTCTACCGGACGAAATGGACCCAGATGTTTTGGAAGCTGATGCACGAAATGATGCTGCGTTGGGTTATGGTACTATTGCCGCTCAAAAACAAGCTAAAGCAGACGCAAACCGTAAAATGCTTACGGAACAAGGTGGTTTATATCTAAATGGTCAATTCCAATCTGTTCCGGGTTGGATTGAAAATAAAGCTAACCAAGCGGCGACTGCTGAAGGTTATAAATCTATGATAACCAACGATCAGGCGGAAGCAAAAAATTATACTGCTCGTGTTAATGTTGAAAATCGTATTTCTTCAATGCTTGATATTTTGCATGATTTTCAAACTGGTGCATTTGCAACACAAAGAAATGAAC